GTTGGCGGTTTAGAAGCCCTGTTTTCATCCCGGCGCATAGCGAGTATCTCTTGCGCCCGTCGAAATGTCTCTGGATCAATGATTGCAGGGTGCGTTTCCTCGGCGTAGTACTGCGGCAGTTCGCCGTGGTTGCGGGCTTCCCGTTTGGTTAAGTGGTCGACAACGTACCGCTTTTGCAGGAGCGCATCACCTATGTACTTCTCATTCTTCAGCATTTCGCGCACACGTTTTGCAGTCCATTGCCCGCCAAACAAGCTCGGGATCTCGTCTGCCTGCAATGCTTTAGCAATCCGGGCGCTGGACATCCCACCGGAAACATAGTCATGAAAGACCCGTCTGACAATAGCTGCTTGCTCAGCATTGATCTGGATGACGCCCTTGCTGATCTCGTAGCCGTACATATCTCGCAGCCCGACGATCTCACCATCTTTCATTCGATTTCGAATCCGCCATTTGCAGTTCTCAGAAACCGACCGGCTTTCCTCCTGTGCAAAAGAAGAGAGGATGGTAAGCATCAGCTCGCCATCCCCTGACATGGTATGGATGTTCTCTTCCTCGAAGAACACATCGACGCCCTTTACTTTCAGTTCTCGCAGAAGTTCCAGCGTCGATAGCGTGTTGCGCGAAAACCTGCTCATGGACTTGGTAATGACCAAATCGACTTGACCCGCCCGGCAAGCTGCAAGCAGTCGTTGGAACTCTGGTCGCGCATCCTTGGTGCCCGTATATCCATCGTCTGCGAAAACGCCCACGTATTGCCACGCGGGATTGCGCTGAATCAACGCACTGTAGTGGCTGACCTGATTCGCCAGCGACATATGCATGGCGTCTTTCACGCAGGAAACGCGTGCATATGCGGCGACCCGTTTCCGCTTCGGTAATACCGGCACGGCGGGTTTGACTTTCATGATTTTTACTGCCATAACTGCCCTCCTTGTAGTGTCGTATATTACCTCTAAAAGCCTGTATTATCAACGGTTTTCGGCAGATAAACCGCCGAAAAAAGGCTTAATTTTCTTGACCATTTGCGCGTCGAACTCGCGGTATTCTTCAGCGGAGATCAGACCCCGTCGAAGCATGTTTTTCGCGGCGGCCATAACCATTCTGTATCGTTGTTCCCGATCCAACTGCTCACTGTTCACGCGGGTCACCTCCGAATCGGGCTTTGATATAGCAGCTATGAGAGCAATACTTCCGCTGGCTCTTAGGGTAGTCCAGAAAGGTTTCTCCACAGCAGGCACAAGCGCGCGAAGCAACCGTTCTAGGGTTCCTTGCAGCCGGGTGCTCCACCCACCATGCCCTGCGGCATGCTTCGCTGCAGAATCGTCTGGATTTATGGTTCCTGCTTGCAACGAGTTCCGCGCCGCATTGCAGGCACTGAGCGACTTCCGGGATAATGGGTGTTTCCACTTCGTTCGATTCACAGAAACGACGGCATAGCGATTTGACGGTATTCCGGGATAACGACAAAGTATCCGCAATCTCGGAATAGCTGCGTCCGGCTTTGCGCAACGCATAGATGGCTTCTCTTTTCTGTTGTGTCATGTTTCCTCCAAAACGAAAAAAAGGAGCGCCCCATAAACATATGAGACGCTCCGTTTTTCAGTATGTAGTTGTTAGGTCTCTTCGTGCCAAACGCTGATCAGGTGCTCCGCAGCGCCGGTTATCAGCGCAGCAACATCAACCTTGGCAGCAGTGAGCACATCCGCCGCGGAGGCAGACATCTTTGCCTCAGTCTTCTCCAACAGTTCATTTCCGAGAGCGGAGATTTCCTCCTGCGTCAGCTTCCCGTCCTTGTGCGCGGCTTTCAGCCCGTCTACAACCGTCTGTTGCAGCTCGCCGACCGTCTGTTGCGCGAGCTTGATTACCTCTTGCTGCGCGGCGTTCACGGTCTTTAGCTGCGTGATTTTTGCGAGCTTTGTCGAAAGCCATGCGCCAAAGACGCCGATCAACGCAATGAGGAAAGTGGTGGCGATCTCCACGCCGTTTTCGATCAGCACAGTGCTCACCGACGTTGCCACCTCACCGGAATCGGCCATTGCGACAGTCGGGACAACCAGCAACGTTAGAATTGTCAGTACAACCAGAATCGTTCTTTTCATCAGAAATCCTCCTTAGATTGATGTGGCCTGCTCGGATGCAAGCCCACGGATGAACTCGAGATACTCCTCCTGTGCAGCCTTGGCTTTGGTCTTGGCTTCTTTCATTTCGCCGTTGGTTTCACCCCTTTCAACGGCCAGCTCAGTTGCTAATGAAAGCGATAGATTTGCCTCTGCCAGCTTCATGGACAAGCGATTCTCCTTAGCACGGATGATCGCTCGTTTCTCGACATGTTTTCGTTCCCGGGCGGCTCGCGTCTCTATCCAAACCACCAACAGCGCGAATGCGCCCGAGATTATTTCGCCTATGTACTCCATAAGCATTCCTCCTTTATTCGTACAGCAGTTTGAAGCGGCCCTGTTTGTGCCAGTAACCGCTCCCGCCTGTATTAATGCCTTCGAGAACCACGCCAACGTCACGCCCTTTTGCGTGGATTACTTTCCCGTCGCCGATGTAGAGACCAACATGCGTTTCATCGTTTGCATCGCTGCCGGATGCCCTGAACAGGAAATCTCCGGCAATCAATTCCGTTCGACTGACCTCTGTGCAGTTACCCCAGAGGCCATCGCAATCGCGGCGGGAATCCCATACACCGGTCTGACGCATGAGCCATGAAATGAATCCGCTGCAGTCATGCGCCAGCAGATTTGAAAAGCCGGCACTGTATTGCTTGTCCCTGAATTTGATCGCTCTGGCGTACTCATCGTCCCGGTTCTTAATAGCGCTGTCGGAGAGATCGCTCTGGCCGGATGCGCCCCATACATACAGATCACCGATCCGGGTGAGCGCAAGCGCGCAGATAGCTGTTGCCTTGCTTGAAGGGTCGGCCTTTTCAACCGGGGTTGCTGTTGCTACCTCTTCACCGAAAAGTGCCGCCCATGTTTCCGGGCCTACGATCCCATCAATGGTCAGCCCGACTTGTTCCTGGAATCGCTTCACGGCTGCCAACGTATCGTTTCCGAACGATGTCTTTGACAAGGTCACAATGTGCTCAGCGTAGTAGCCGAGCTCCAGCAGCCGCTGTTTGCAATAGAGCACATCATCGCCCGATGTGCCGCGCTTCAGAATGCGTGTATACTCCATAAATCCTCCTTTGTTTGAACACCACTACGAAAAAGCCCTCATGCTGGACAGACGATAGCAGCGTGAGGGCTTTTCATTGGTGTGTGTAGATCAGGCAGTACGCTTGTAGAAATAGCAGGTGATGTACGGCTGAAGATTGCTATGCGCGGATCCGCTGCCAACATAGCCACCGGAGCCGGAGAACGAGGCAGAGTGCGAATGTGAACTGCCCGCGCCGGTCGTTTGCCCGTTGGTCGAGCCGTTATTGGTCATGTAGTAGTAGGACGAGCCAGACCCGCTGCCCACCTTATACGCGCCGGATGAAGCGCGATGCGTATGCGACGCTTCGGCACCAATGCTGACCGAGCCACTGACCGAGTGCGCGTGTGATGGGAGATTTGCGACGGAGAGCGCCACCGTGCTAGCGCCGCCCGTCTTCTCCACAGTGTTGAAGTTGCTGTCACCGGTGTTGACGCCGACCGGTACACGACCGCTGCCCCATAAGACCCAAGTCCCGCCCATGAACGTAGTCGCGCCCGTGGTGCTGGTCGTCATGCGAATGCTCCCGATTGGATACACGATATCCAGAAGCCATGCGGTGCTGGAGAACTGCACGGCTCCATCAAACTGTACGTCCTCATGAAAGCGGCTCGCCCAGCCGACTTCGAACTTGTTCTCCTCGGAAACCTTGCCGATGGCAAGGCCCATACCGGTACTGCGAACCGACATAATCACATCCGCTGTGCTGATGTCTGTATACGCATATGTCTCTCCAAAGTAATCAACCAGCGTGACCCGAATATCGTAGGCAGCCTGGTTTGAAAGGCTGCCACCTATGATGTATGTGCTGCTGAACGAATATGCCGCCAGAGAGAGCGTTGTGTCGGTGTATGTCGTCGCGCTTTTCAGCTTGTATCCGATCCGCAGGGCCTTCGTGTTCCGGCTGTTGACAGCTGCTATTGCACCGGCAATCGCCACCGACACGTAGGTTCCTGTATTGGACGCGGTACCGGCTGAATTGCAGCGGAACGCAGACAGCGAAGATACACTCGGGATAGAATAGGCGACTACGGTGTAGTTCTTGGATATCGTGACTGTCCGGCCGCGGCTGTCTGTGATCGTAACATTGATTGTATTAGTGCCCGCCGTAGCCAGTTCAGCCGTTGTAAACGAACTGCCTGAGTACGTCGCTCCATTCGCCGATGCTGATATCGTTGATATGGTTGAACCATAAGCACCAGCTGAAGCAATAGAGACTGCCAGCTTGCTTCGATACTGCACGTAACACCCGAACTGAGCGGCAAGCCCTGATACTGATTCGCTGTCAGAGATGGAGCCGGAAGGCACTATACTAACCGGTATAGCGGCTGTGATACTGATCTGCGCAGTGCCTATCAACGTGCTGCCAGAGTAGGTATCGCAGTAGAGCGTGCCAACCGCCGATGCGGCATTGGGCGCACTATACGCTTCATCCAGTGACGGCGTCCATGAAATACTGGTTGCTGCAGTCTGGGTTACTATTGTTGTGGAAGAGCGTGAACCGAATACCGCCCGAAGCGTGTGCGTGAATGCAGCGGAAGCGGGTGCAAGCGTAATAGTAGCTGCGCTTCCCAGCGTAATGGCGGACACGGATGGCGTGGTAGAACGCGGAATCGTTGGCAGCGTAACGCTGACGGAACCGCTTACGGTGCCTATGCTGGTAGAATAGCTGCAATCGGCTGAAAGCGAGATCGCAACCTGTCTGGTTCCGTCAGAATTGTGGGCTATCGTGCATTCGCCGTATGCCGCGCTCTGGGAGCCGGCGTTGTCGGTCAGGATGGTCAAATACTTCTGGCCGGACGATGCGTTGTAAGCTACGGAGTATTGGGACACGTAATCTCCGCGATAGGGAATCCGTGAGATTGCGAAGCCCCGCCCGGAACGGGTATAGACCGTGCTGCCTCCAATAGAGACAGACATAGCACCTCGGCTGCTCGATGAGATATTGTTGCAGTAAACGTCGAGCTGACTGGTGTTTCCCGAGGTCGCAAGATACACATAGAATCGAATCGTAGACGTGTTGTTCGTGATCGACTGCGAGACAACCCGGTACTCCAGCCAGCATGACACCTTGCTTGACGCTGATCCGGACAATGATCCGTTGACGATCGTATACCCATCGTTGATTGATGCGTTCGGCCAATTCGCCATATCCTTATCCTCCGATGAGCTTGAAGTTCAAATTGTTGTTCTCAGGCACCCACGCAAAGCTGCCAATACGCAGTGAGGTGATGACCTGCACGTCGTTTACATACAGCTTACCGGCAGAGAAGTATGCGATTGCATTGTCGGTAGTCACGCTGTCCTCGTTGCCGCTGAAGAAGTACAGAATGTCGTTTTCCAGCTTCAGCTTGATTGCGGATGTGCTTTTGCCAATAACGATGCCGCTGGCTATCAGGCGAATGAAGCCGCGGATGGTTTCAAACTCCTGCGAAGTATCACCGTCCAGTGTGGTGATCCGGCTCGCGGTTTCCGTGAAGTTTGCTTCAATCGTGCCGGCCATTACGGACAAGGTCGTGGTCAGACTATTCTGGAAAGCGGTATAGTCCTGCGTTCGCACGTAATCCTCCAGCGCCGCCATGATAATCTGCTGGGCAGACTGTAGAATCGATGTGTTTTGCGTGATCTGTTCCTGAACAACCTCTCTGATATCCCCGCTGGTCGCGTAGTCGGCTTCGATGACTTCCACGCGATCCTTGATCGTGTTCGTGTTCTTCACATCCTCGCCAACCAGTGACGGCCGGGAGTCGCCCAACACAATGCTTGTCCGCGCGGGGTCATTCAATGGGATCGTTATATCCGACAGAACATACACCTCATCAGCGCACAGCGTACCGCAGGAAACAACAATCTTTTCCAGAAACTGAAACGACTCTACATCAGCATCTGCGTTATGCAGATCGACAGCGGATAACTGAATCGTTTGATTGAACCTTGTCCCGGTTTGCGCAAGCCATGTCCTACCCAGTTCCATGAGTGTCGCGGGCAGAATAACGTCCTCCCAGATTGTGAGATCGACCGGCGCATAGATTACGCCGTACTCCGCGGCGAGAGCTGTGTCGATCAAATAGTCGTTGCCACCGTTTACACTGGCAATCGTCAGCCGTTCGTCACTATCGTTTTCGGGGTCGATTTCACGCTGCGTTGCGCCAAGAGGGATGCAGGCTGTGTAAGTTTCTTCGGCACTCCGGCTGATCGCCAGATCAATCAAGTTCTCCCCAAACTCGATCCGCTGTGTGGCGGTATCCGATACGTCATCGAGATAATCCAGAACGGCAGCTTCGTTGTTAACGTATCGAATAACAAGATAGCCGCCGAATACATCGAGTAATTGCGTGCTGATTACCTGCCATGCGGATAGGTATTCAGCGCTGCTCACATCAACCGTGCCGGATACTGTCACGTTGCCAACGGTGAACCGCTGATGCGCATTGACCTGCCCGTTATGCGAGGAAATAATCTGCGAGAGGAAGCCCGCAACGGTGCCGCTGAACGTATACGGCCGTATGAGACTGTCGAGCAGAAAGCCCAGTGCCCCTTCAGCAAACACCTGCTTGCTTTCATACAAGTCGCGTTCGTCGGTAAGCACTCGACCGGTCCAGATCAAATCGCCGTCACGATACACTTTCATACGGCTCTTCAGTTTCTCAATACTGCTGTAACCGGCATGTGTTTTCGGAATATTGAACGACAGTGAACCAGGCTCGTTCTTTTTCTGTACCAGCGTAGGGTCAATCAACTGGTGGTCGATAAGCCTTGGATCATAGAGTATCTCTGAATCACACAGGATCTGATACATTACAACGCTCCTTCTCGATACACAAAGGTGATCGTACCGGTGCCGGTCACCGTGACTTCCGTATCGCCCTCCGGCAGGACCAGTGAGGACACGGTGTGCGTGCCAGCTGCAAGCGTCGCAGTGTAGGCTTGTCCGTTCAGCGTGTAGGTGATCGTCATTTGCGCCGTCACGGTGATCGTCGGAACAACCGGCATGCGGCCGTTGGCAAGCGTAATCACTGACGTATCCGTCACAGTTTCAGAGACGGTCGTCACGGTGTTCTTCTGCTTATAAGGTTTTGCTTTGCAGGAGAGCGACAGTGTACAGTAGCCGTCCTCCTTTTCTACGCCATCGATCGTGATACGAGTATCGTAGTAGAACGTCGGGTCCCGGTCGAAGATCACGTTCATCCGCCTGCCATGCACGGCAGCAGCGAAGCTGGATACAGTCGCATCAAATGGGCTGCGCGCATATAGTGTGAGTGGGATCTCCCGGTCAAGATAACGCACGGTTCCGAACGCTTCCGTCAGATCTAGCGCGCCATCCCGACCGGGTATATCAACATAGTTCGTTTGCGGTTCCGGCTGCGGGACAGCATAAGGCGCAACGATCAGACCGAAATCCGCATGCGCCCATCGAGTGCCGAATCGAATATCTGTCATACGAAGCGCTCCTTTCTTTTGCGGATCGAGCCAAGCGCATCGTCCATTTCCGGTGCAAGCCAGCCTATGACAGCGCCCGTGTCGGCTACCAACTGCATACCGGCGAGCTGAGGCAGATACCGCTTCACTTCGGAGATCAGCGTATCAATGCGGCCGGTCAGCGTATCGCTTGCAAGGCCAACGCCAACCGTCTGCGGCAGGCTCGACAGCACGTCCAGCGAACCTACATCAACGCTGGTCGGAATTGCATCCTCGATCTCTTTTGAGACATCCTTCATGGAGTCTGTAAAGCCGATGCCGAGACCGGCACCCATGTTCTCGCCAATGCCGGCGAACACCTTGGAGGGCGAACTGATGCCGAGCACCTTTTTCGCGCCCTTTACGATCCCCGACATGAAATCCTTGACCTTGCTCGTCAGCCACGAAGCCATAGCTTTGATGCCGTCCCACAGGCCGCTCACGATATTTTTGCCAATCTGCGTCACGGAGGAAACCGCAGAGCCGAGTCCGTTCACCAGGGCAACGATGATCTGGGGGATACAGGCTACCAGCTGAGGGATTGCGCGGATCAGTCCGACTGCCAGCTGGACCGTCAACTCGATTCCCATTTCGATGATGAGAGGCAAATTCTGGCTCAAAAAATCGCAGATTCCACTAATAATTTTTGGCAAAGCGGCCACCAATTTTGGGAGTGCGCGCAAAATTCCAGAAGCCAGCCCGCTCACCAACGATGCGGCGGCGGCCAAAATTTTATCGAGGTTTTCGAGCAAAGTTAGGCAGATTAGAATGACCATATCGACAATCGATGGGATCAAATCAGGGCAGGCAGAACCGAGCCCCGAAATCAAAGACCCGACCACAGAAATCGCGGCCTCGGCGATGGCTGGCAGGTTCGAAATTATCCCGTCGCAGACGCACAAAACCATATCGAGCGCCGAACTCGAAAATTCTGGGAGTGAGCTCACCAAATTTGACAGGACGGTCGTCGCGATCTGGCCGGCGCTCTGAAAAAGCAACGGCAGGCTGCTGGAAATCCCCGAAATCAGGGCACCCAGCAAATCGGGCGCGATGAGCGCGATGGCTGAAACCAGGCCGTCGACCACGAGCACGATCTGGGGCACCATGCCCGACAGTGAACTCACAATATCGGAGGCTCCCTGCTGGATTTTGCCGACCGCATCTTCTTCGCCTGAAAGGATGCCGGTAAGCCCATCAATCACGGAAGTGAATCCCGGCAGCAGATCAGATGAAATCTGGTTTTTGACGCCTTCAAACGTTCTTTTGAGCGTGTCCATCGAATCGGTGTACTTGACCGCTGCGTCTACAGATTCGTCACCAAGCACCATGCCAAGATCGTGTGCCTTGTCTCGAAGCGCAGTTGTAGCTTCCGCATCCGCGTTCAACAGAGGCATGATCTCCTGACCGCTTCGACCGAACAGGTCATTGGCCAGTGCTGCCTTTTCGGTTTCATCCGACATCTCTTGTAACCCGGTAACAGCCATGGCAAAGATATCTTCTCTGGACATTGTCGACAGGTCGTCCATGGAAATGCCAAGCCGCGAGAACTTATCAATCGCGGACGTTGTACCGTTCTTTGCATCGTCTATGGTGTTTGTGAGGGTTTTCATGCCGACCTGAACAGAGTTGATATCGACGCCGGACTGGGACAGGACATAATCCCATTCCTGATACACAGTCCGGGAAAGGCCGAGCCGCTGACTCATCTTGTCAATTTCGTCGCCGGTCGCAGCGACATCGTTTACCATATCGAATAACTGCTTGCCAGCGGCTACGGCGGCGGTACCAACTGCTACCAGAGCAGCACCGACCGCTGCGCCTACGCCTTTGACGACAGACCCCAGCTTTTCAAACTTATCCCCGGCACTGTCGGACTCCTTTGCGGTGTCTTTGATTTCATCACCGAATTCGTCCGCTTGCTTTTCTGCCGTGTTGAATCCATCTGCTGTCTCAGTCAGCGCAGCCTCATTGGCTGAGAGCTCACGCTCCATGCCATTCAGTGCCGCCTTGGCGTTGTTCAGCTGTACCTGCCATGCCTGCGTTCGCTTATCGTTTTCGCCGAACGAGTCGGAAGCGTTTTTCAGCGCGGCTTCCAGCGTTGTTACCTTCTCCGCTTGAGCGGTTATCTCTTTTCTTAGAACCTGATTCCGTGCGGTTAAGGCTGACGCAGACTTATCCTGTTTATCGAACTGAGAGGTGACGAGTGTCATTTCCGAACCCAGAACCTTGAACTGCTGGTTGATCTCCGTGAGGGCTTTCTTGAATTCCTTTTCGCCCTCGATCCCAATTTTCAAGCCAAAATCATCCGCCACGTTATCACCTCCTCATGTAAAATGCGCACAAAAAAGGCACCCGTTTGGGTGCCAAGGGTAAGCCATTTATATCTGTCTGATCGAAAGACTCTGCTATACACCAGCCGGGATAATATCTTCAATGTACCTTTCCACCTTCTGCGTGGCGAGGCCATTGAACTGCTTGTAGATTTCCCACTGGTCGAGGAGCGCGCCGAGTGGCATAAGCCAGACTTCGCGCTCCGACCTGTGGAGAAGGGACACACCATAAAAAATCAGTCGGGCAAACAATTCCTCATCGCTTACCCGGCTGACCCGTTTTTTGAGCTCTCATCCTCGCTTTGGACGAAACGGCGTGTTCCTCTGTACATCGATGTCATTATCGCGTCTTTGTATGCGGCAAGATCCAGCGGTGAGGTCAAGAGCTCAACCGCCTCCTGTGTCAGAATCGGACGCTTGTCATCCGGGTTCTGAAGGTTGTGAATCAGAATGCTCTGATTTGCCAGAAGCGTGATCAGCCAGACGATCTCATCCAGAGCAAGCTCAAAGTTCTCAGTTTTCATCAGCTTCTCACCAAGGTTTTCAAGCCCGCCATACCGCGCAGCGATTTCCTTGGTCGCCCGGGTTGTCAGAAGCATCTCATACTCGTTGCCGCCGATTGTAATGAAGGCGCTGCGTTCATTTTCCATACTGCATTACTCCACCGCAAATGTGGGCTCATATACGGTTGAGAACCAGCCGGTAATGGTCGAAGCCGCTACGCTGGCGTTGTCCGCATCCACTTCTGCTTTCCAGGGATGCTTGCCCTGACCATCAGCCTTGTTCCGGCGCAGAATCGTGCCCTCAATGGAGGGAGTCGAAAACGTGATCGCATCGCCCTTGGTTGCAAGGTTGGTCGACGGAATGCCGAATACGACCCTGTACAACCAGAAGTAACGGTACTGTCCATTGCTCTTCTTGGCCCGGAATCCGATCGCAACAGGCGCACCGCCATTCTCACTCTGGGAGATCAGAACGAAATTGTCATCGATCTGCGCACCCGTCAGCGCGCCGGCTACCGAAGCGCCAAGATTGTCGATGCCGAGCGTGATCGTTCCGCTCTTAAACTCTTTTACTACCTCCGCTGCGCCATCGTCAGCGTAGAGGGTCGCTTCATTCAGCTCAATTGCGAGCTCTGCCGACATCGCCTTTGCAAGTGAAACCGGCGTTCCATATGTTTCCTCATCGTTCGCGCCGTCTGTAATCGGCGCATAGTACAGTTTATCTAATCCAATCGTTGCCATTACGATTCCTCCTCGACGTATTCTTTCGCTACATCAATAGCGAAGTGAAAATAGCCAGTATCGTCCTCGCGCCCGACATACTGGCGGCCAGTTATTGTGAAATCCGCAGCGAGCAGTGCCCGCACCAGCTGATTTGCCAGTGCTTCGTAGTTGGTCTTGATATAAAGAGAAAGCCGCGCTTCGCTGATGTTCATACCCGGAGCGTTGTCGGCGAACAGGGCAAACTGCTCTGTCATTGGTGTGACCACTACATACGAAACCGGCGCAGCGCCAGAAAAAACGCCGGTCTCCACAGGAAGTCCGACGCTGCCAACGATGGTATTCACTTCTTCCAGTAAGGTCATGTGATCCCCAGCTCCTTCTTCATAGCCGCCTCCATCGCTTCCACACACGGCTTGCGACTTGCGGCTTTCGCCGGTTTTAGAATCGGTCGCGGCGGCTGGCCATGCTTACCGTATTCCAGCACGTTTGCAAGCATCGCATTCGATACACCGCTGCGTCCTTCGGAGAACCCGACCTTGACGTCGTAGTTGCCATCCCGATTCATCTTTGCGGGTGAGAGGCCAAGCGACCCGGCGAGCTCGCCAGTTGAACGATTCTCGTATTTGTTGTTCTTCCCAATGGCGGTACCTAACGCGCTTCTCATCTTGTCCAGAACGACCTCGCCGCCTGCTTCGAGTACCTTCGGGATTGCTGCATCAACGGCGTTGCCCATATTCGCAATCTGGTCCATGAAAGCGTCCGGCAATTTGAACTGTACTTTAGCCACCCGCTGTTACCACCTTTTTCGCCAGCACTTCGGTGTACATCTTTCTACCCTTAACATCCTCAACGCTGGCTATTTCGAATCGCTCAGACCCGCAGGTGATTACGTGCGCGGGTGTAATGTCAACGCCGGGTATAACCCGGAAGCGGAATAGATCTGTTGCCTCAGAAAAGGCGGCACGGTTTACC